AGGCCCGTGAGGGCCTCCAATGGGATAATGGTAACATTATTCCCGTCTCACGACGCCACCTCGCTAATGGAGATGTGTCATGGCTTTCGCTTACGAGTATATGAGTACAAGTCGCGTCGTTAAAGACGAGACTACCGGTGCTACGATTTCTGCGGTTAATCCCACAGTGCATCGTGCCCGGATGTTGCTTCCGAACAAAGTGTACGGAAGTTTCATTACTCTACCCGGAGGCGATAAGTTTCGACGCGCCACTACGTATTGGCGGTACAGGTTTGACGTACAGCCGCAATCCCCTCAACTTTGGAGGGGACGTGATACTGCGGCTCCGTTTCACTCTGTATCCGTTACTACGAATGGCGGTGGCCAAGCTGCGGCGTACGCGTTCATCGCGTACGACAATCTTGGCTGCTTCACGTCGAAACTAGGGTGTTTTAACAATAGTTATACCCCTACCATTCCGCAGGGAATGTGGAATGAAGCCGTGACAAAGGCTCTCCTCAAGATCGCCGATCAAAAGGTGAACTTGGCGGAGAATCTTGCCACTTTAGGTCAGACGATACGTCTGTTCACAGGGACTGCCTCAACTTTGGCAGATCTGCTTAAAAGCGCGTATCGTGATAAAGCTCTTCGTCCTTGGTTAACTAAATCCTATCGTGCTGCGAAGCAAGACGGGATTCCCAAGGTGATCGCTGAGCGATATCTAGAGTATGTCTATGGGTGGAAACCACTCATGGAGGACCTCTACAGCCTATATAAGCTGAGTCAAACTGGTTTTGGTAAGTCCCTTGTGCTTCACGCACAGGGGCATGCTAAGCAAAGAGGAAGCTCTGGGTCACGTACTGTGACTTATACTTCTCTCGCTGCTCGCTCTACCATGGACTATGTTGACGAGAAATCACGCGTGAACTGTCACCTATGGGCCCGTCTGGACCCTAATTGGCAAGGTGCGCGTGCGTTCAATCAGCTTGGCCTACTCAACCCCGTCTCCCTAGCTTGGGAGTTGATGCCTTGGTCGTTTGTGGTTGACTGGATGCTTCCTATCGGCAGCGTCCTACAAGCACTTTCGGCTCCGGCTGGGTTGATATTCATTAACGGCTCTGTCGCGATGCGGTGTTCCGCTAGCGGCCCATATAGCCATGAGTATTACGGGGCCGAGTCCGGAAGGACTTGGTCTTATAAGACTCCAGCTACTGGTTCCTGTTCCTACGAGGGTTATTCACGTCAAGAACTGACGAGTTGGCCTTTGCCAGGAATCTGGACAGATCCGGATCCCTTACGCGGTGACCGAGGGTTTAAGGCGTTAGCCTTGGCCCTTGCTAATCTCGGCGGGATGCGTCTCACTACCATACGGTGATAGTAATCCGCTATCGCCTTCCCATGTTGTAATAAGGAAAGCAACATATGTCCGCTAGGACTAACTTGGTCATCAATGACCGCGCGGGGACACCCGTCGCTCACACCTACTCTCCCGATGGAGACGATCAGAACGGGGTGCATCTGTACTCTGAGAAGACGTCTGTCCCAGCTGGTAATCCGCGCTTTACGGCACGGCTGCCTGCTTCGACTAACGGGAAGTATCGGCCGAGCCTGCGCTTGCAGGTACCGGTCGTCCAGACCCAGACGATTAACGGCGTTTCGACGCCGGTGGTCGTTCGGACTGCGTTCGTAGAGGTGAACTGTACGTTCGATGCGCTCTCTTCGACCCAGGAGCGGGCGGATGCAATTGGCCTGATGGTCAACGCACTCGCCGCGAGCCAAACCCAGATCAACGACCTCGTCGTTAATCTGAGTGATATCTATTGATATCACTTATGGTTAGGAAGAAGAGAAACAGCATAATCGCTGCAATGCTCTGCACTGCGGCCTTGTTCCTACATCCAAGAGGAGTAGAACTATGCACAAGCATAGGTCGAACGATAAGCGAAGTCGAGTTCTGACGAATCAGAACCACGAATTAGCTGAATCAGTCACCAACCTGATACTAGGTCTTGTCGACCGAATACCAGGCACGGGTTTCCGTGAATCTTATCTAAAGTCCGAGTACCTTTCAAAGTACACGGGCCCTCTAAGCGAAGACAAGCTGATGCGAGTCGACGCCGCGATCGATAAGTGGCTCCTTCAGGAGTCCCGGAATAATGAGACGAATAACCGTATCCGCAATGCGGACTGGGATTATAACATTCTTCCCAGAGTAACATTACGGAAGTTCGTCGAATTCACCCGTCGTACGATTAGCAGCATCCTGGGGCCTCTCGATGACTTCATCGTCATCGGGGGGTTCTCTGGTGGTGCGAGTACGAGTCGCCGCCGAGCTTCTAGCCATCCGGCTTGGAAGTTCAGTGACGAGGCTGATGCCACGGCTGAAGCGACAAAGTTTGTCGATGTGATCCACCGACAGTCGCCTCTCTTCCGTAAGCATGACACCTTTACACGACTTAACGTCGTTGAGGGTGCTGTGCTCTTCACTGTTCCTAAGAACGCGCTTATTGAGAGATGCGCTTGTAAAGAGCCTGATCTCAATATGTACTTACAAAAGGGTGTCGGCGGTCACATCGACCGACGACTCCTTCGACACGGGATCAACTTACGTGACCAGAGCATAAACCGGGATTTGGCCCGGCAGGGTTCCCTTGATGGGAGCCTTGCCACTTTGGACTTGTCTTCGGCTAGTGACTCAGTCACTGTTGAACTCGTGAAGCTCTTACTACCCAACCTGTGGTTCGAGTATCTTAACGATATTCGGTCGCAGAACGTGTATGTAAGAGGTGAGTACGTGCAC